CGTGTGAATATTCGACTGGTGTAATTTAGCCTCTAAACAAAATCTATTTAGCGTTATTCCTTTCGTTTCAATGTAGCGTTTTATAAGCGTTCGCGTTACGTTATTTACGTTAGCTAATACCTTTTCCTCTTTCATAACTTAAAAACTGTTTAAAAAATCTGAAATATCGTTACTCGGTGCGTTCGTGTTTTGCTCCTCAACTGCTTTAATTGACAAACTTAAATATCCTTTGCCTTGACCTGTTTGTTTCTTCCAGGCACTAAGATAATATTCACGACCGTTAACTGTTATTTTGCCGTTCATATCGGGGTGCGTATCCTTTTGCTTTTTGTCGTTTGTAAATAACGCTCCGCTGTTGTCTCTTTTTTCCATTTTATTTTACTTTTAATTTTAACATTTTAATTACCAAAGATTCTGCGTTTACTGTTCCGCCTTTATCTGTTACAGTTAACAAGGCTTCAATTACTTGCTTTAATTCTTTGAGTTCTTTTTTTAAATATTGAATTTCTTGATTTACTTCTGTATTCATAATTGTTTTATTTCGTGTTTTACTTCGTTCCAATAATTCCATTTTGATATCATTTCACTATCTAATTGGTCTTGTATGCTTGTTAAATTTTCTTCAAAATCTTTATAAGTAGCATAACCTGTAATTATATGAGAAACTTTTATTTTATTAAATTGCTGTAATATTTCATCTACTGCAATCAATGCGAATTCTTTAGAATAATCAAATTCTTGGTCGCCAACATTATAGTATTTATCAACTAATTCTTTTGCTTTATCTTCTGGATTCATATTACTTCAATTAAGTTATTATAATATTCTCGACATTCTTCAATTCGTGTTTTAATAGACTCTATTACTTCGTCATCTCGCTTTATTACGTGCGTTTTAACGCGCTTTTCTTTAGGTATATGAGTAAAACTGTGTTTCGCCTCTACGTAATCAATTATTTCGTCTTTTTCGTCTATTTCGTTTTGTCGCCAGTGTTCGCGTCTTATTTCGTCCCTAACTATTTGTAAAGGTGTATCAATTAAACAATAGCATAACATCGCTTCGTCTTTTTCTGTTAACCATAAATAACCCTGAAGCTGGTAATAATAATCTTTGTTTTTTATTTCGTCTTCAACTACTTTTTCAAAGAACGTAAACGCATCCCAAGAAGATTTTACATCTATTAAAACATCCGTGTTTATGTCAGGAATACCAGTAATAAATTCGTTACTTAATATTTCTTCATTCTTGTAAATAAACCCTACTTCTAAAACATCGTTAACAAGTGCAATAGCTTCGTTTTCTACTTCGTTGCCTTTGTCCGTGTACCTACTCCAAAATTCTTTTTTAATTCCGTATTTTTCCTCTATTGCTAATTCTAAAATATAGCTTTTAGCAGTTTGCGAAAGACAATCCCCCTTGGTGCGGGGGTTTGTCATTATCTTTCCTATTTGTGAACATCGTATTTTCATAGCGCTGCAATTTGTTCTTTAGTTAAATAAAATTTAGATTGTAGCTCTTCAGCAGAAAATTTACCTTGTTCAATAGCTTTCAATGCTTCGATAAATCTTTTGTTGTCTAATGTTTCTTTTTTAGGTTTTTCTTGTTCTCCACTTGCGTCCGTGTCTTTGTCCGTTACAATACCTAAAATAGTGCTTAAACAGTACCTACGGAAATACGTAACGCCCGAACCAAAACTTTGATAGTCATTCATTCCTTTTAATTGTACGTAAGGAATTAAAGTAACTGAATCTATACATTCGCCGCTTTCAACGTGAAATAAAATAGTCTTTAAATAGTTTAATCCCTCTTGCGAATTAATCAGCTGGGTAAATGCTAATCCGTGTTTTTGTAGTAACGGATTAATTTCTTCAAATATTTTAGGTAAATCAGCGTACGAATAGCCATAACCTTGTGTGCCTTTGTGAATTACTTTCACCTCTTGTTGAAAGGCTGCCAACGATTTTAATAAATGTTTCATGTTATTTTGTGTTTTGTGTTATGCAAATATAATAATAAATTATAATATAACAATAGTTAAAAAAATAATTATAAAAACTTTTCTAATCCGTTCGCGCATCGTTTAATCGAGTTAGCTCGTTCCTGTAACGATTTTATTTGTTCCTGAATAGTTTGTTTACAATCCGTTGTAAAATAGCCGTTTGAAGTGGCTATTAACGGTAAAAGACCGTTTGAACGAATATAGTTAACTAACTTTCGTAATCTCGGTTGAGTTAATCGCATTTTATACCCGTTATTTTCTAAGTATAAATTCATTCGTTTTACTATTAATTCAGCTTTTATCGGGTTCGATTTTTTGTACGCCCTAAATCCGTGAATTACTAACTGCAAAATTTCCATTTCTTCGCTTGTTAATTCGTGCGTGTATTCTTCAAAGTTTGTTATCATAATTTTATTGGTGTAAAAAATCAAATGCTTCATTATAACTATCAAAAAATAATTCATCTTCCGATTCATTATCAAATACAATATAATCTACACTTTGACCAAAACAAGACGCAATCTGTACTCCGTTTTCTAATGCAATATAAACATATCCGCTATTTTGATTAAATCCGCATTCCATTATATCTTCTTGAAATGAATAATCACGGTACGCTTGTTGAACTAAAATCCAGCTTTCAAAATCTGAACTACCTAATTGTTTAATAAATTCTAAATTTTCCATTTTTATAAACTTTAAATTAATAATACAGCAAATATAATATAAATTTTTAATATAACTACATTTCTTTAATCTTTTTTTTGTAGGTAGCAATTATTTCTTTTAACTCATCCTTTGTAAACTTACGCGTTTTCATAGCTTCAACGCTTAATAACTCAAATTCCGTAATTCCGATTTTTTTTAATAAGTTTTCACGGTAATTAAGTAAATTGCCTGAAAGATACGTGTTACAATGTTCGCATTGAAGGTGTACGTTAGCTTCATTAAAACGAACGCTCCAATGATTATTAGCGTTGTAAAAATGTCCTGCATTTTCCTTTAATGGCTTTTTATTACACGATATACAATTATCACCAGCATCGCGTAAACGAATATACTTGTTAAATACTTGCTGCGCTAATTTAATGTAATCTTGAACAGTCATTAAATTCGCTTTTAATTTTGCTTTTTCTTTTTTCCAATTTTTTTCTTTTACTTCGTTTATCAATTCAGCTACGCAATCAGGTTCAAAACAATTCTTTTGTAAAAATACGGACGGCTCAAATGGTTGTTTACAGTATTTACATTTTCGGCTTTTCATAGGTTTAAATTTTTAAGTATCTTATAAAGTACATTAACCACTATTGAATTGCCTGCCTGCTTATAGGCTTGTGAGTCACTTACAGGCCATGTAAACGTATCAGGAAAGTCCATAAGTCTGAAACATTCACGAGGTGTTAAACGTCTTATTTTGTATTCCATTGAAACAATTGGAGGATTTTGACCAGTAAAATTTTCTTTCCAAGTATCTCGCATCATTGCCATAATTGCTGGTGAATTGCCATCCTTTCTCCATCTAAATCCTTCATCTGTTCTATAATCACCTATCAATACCCCTTGTTGACATCCAGTATCTAAAGTTTGAGCAACTTGTTTGCCTACTCTTCCTCTTCGTGTTTCTGAATTAGGAACTGCCAAATTAATACTATCTCCTTCGGTTGCTTCTTCGTAGCCTTTTGTAGTTGCTGATTTGATTTTAATAGTATCCCAATTATGTTTATCACTCATTGAACCTTTACCACCTGTACGAATAGTATTTGAAATATCATTCCCTTGAAAATTAGTTACTTTTAGATATTGTTGATCACGCCCACCCATTTTAAAATATCCAGCGTGAATACAAGCGCTATTTTTTGGTGTTTCATTTTCAATTATAGGATTGTTGTGATGAGCTAAAACATTTATCATTTTATCACTCAAAAAATACTTTTCATCTACTTCATTTTCAAGTACGTCTTTTAGTCGTTTTGTCAAATGTTCCTCAACAGGAAATCTAAAATTATTATCTGAATCATCTCTAATACCAACTAAAAAAACACGTTCTCTATTTTGTGGCACTCCGTGTTCTTTGGCATTCAGCACCTTCCAATACAAATGGTAAGGAACTGCATCCGAATAAGGAAAAATAACAGGATTGCCATTAACAGATTTGCCACCTAAATAATTTACCCACTCCGAAAAAGTTTTACCGTTGTCATCAGATAATAATCCTTTTACATTTTCAAAGATAAAATATCTCGGTTTATTGACTTGTATAAACTCCAATGAATTGAAAAATAAAATACCTCGTTTGTCATTTTTACCTAATCGTTTTCCTGCTAAACTAAATGCTTGACACGGTGGTGAAGTCATGTAAATGTCAAGTGATTCTAATGGAATCTCTCTGTCATATACATTTGTCGGATAATATTCTGGCTCTCCGTAGTTATGTATAAAAGTTTGCCTTGCGTATTTATCCATATCACAAGCAAATAATTCTTTGTATTCTACATTAAGACGAATTAACGCTTGATTAAATGCGCCTACCCCGCTAAAATCACTACCTACTTTTATCATATCTCAATCGTTTCATTGATTTGTTCTAAGTGCCTAATCTTTTGCTTTAACTGCATTATTTCAATTTCCATAGCGTATTGCTTTGAATTACTTGCCCGTAACAATTTATCTACGTGTTCAAAATATAAAACAGCATCTCCTACTTCGGTTAAACTCTTTTCCATTGATTCTATTAAATCAGTTCTTTGCGGGTGCGTTTCTTTTATTTTATCCAGTGAATTTTGTATTTTATAATATACAGTCCAAAGCCCTATTTTTCGCTTAATCATTTCAATCATATCAAAGAGTTTTATAGCATATAACGTATGTATTTATAGGTAAAAGTTTTGTTTGTTTTTTGCCTATTTTCCTGTAATATACCCAATCTACTACTTCGTAATTAGTAGTATCGTTTTTAAATTTAAACTGTTCTCCGTTGTTTAAATCGCTTGTTAATTTTATTCTTCGTGTTTTCATAATTAAAATGGTGTTTCGTTGTTTTCGTCTTTTAGCATATCAAAGGCTCCTTGCTTCATTCGTTCGCTAAAACTAATCATTTCTTTTCCGTTTACTAATTCAGGTTTTATAGCAGGAAAACTATTTGACGTTT